TTGAAGCTTTAGTCAAGTTTCACAAAACTGTTCCTGCTATCAACAAAACAGCTAGTGCCCAATACGGCAAGTTTGCTGACCTAGAAACAGTTCTTTCAACCGTCACCCCGCATCTAATCAAGAACGGTCTTGTCATCTCACAGGTCTTTGAACCAAGCGAAGGTCTTGAGCCAATCTTGGTCACAAAGCTGCTGCACATTAGCGGCGCTGAATTGATCAGCCGCCTGCCAATGGTTGTAGGCAAAGGATCCAATATTCTTCACTCCTTTGGGGCTTCTTGTACCTACTTAAAACGCTACGCCTTATTGGCCATGCTTAGCCTTACGGCTGATATGGACATGGACGGTGACTTTGCTGATGATCAGCCTACCGCTAAGGGCGTTGCGCCTTGTGAACCAACCGCTAAACCTGCCTTAAAGGTTGAAGGCGTAAGCGATGGCGACCAACCGCTTTCCAAGGACCATATAGACCTCTGCCTTAGCGCAATTCAAGACCTATCCCAAAAAGGGCGTCAATCTCTATGTACCGCATTCCGACAAAATTTCGCCTTAAATCCTGATGTTAAAGTGAACACTTGCATTGTTAGCGTCAAACATCAACACTGGGTAAATGCCAACATAAACAAATACGTTAATGTCTGAAGACAACAAGCCAAAAACTCGCTATGAACGACAGGCTGAACAAGACGACAAACGCAGCCACAACCTTTTTCAAGTTCGCCTTGACGAAGGTTTAGGCGACAAGCTTCGCGACTACATGAGGCAGCGCGATTACAACGCTAATCAAGCCCTCAAAATTATCATCTCTCGTTTTTTCACAGGTAAGTAACATGGCTGATTTCCCACAAGACGCTTTCACTCTTTGGTTTAATTGCAACAAAGATCAGAAAACAGAAGGAGCCTACTGGGCATCTTCTGAAGTTCCTGTTGATGAACTTCGCAAACTCTTTGCCTGGATCAAAGACGCTCCAAAAACTAAAAACGACAAGGATCAGGAATGCGTTCAGCTACGGGCTGGCCTTCGCCCTCGGACAAGCAAAGCCGGTAACGATTACCTGCTGCTTGCTATTAGCGATCAGAAACCACGCAAGCCGGAGGCAAACAACAACATAGATTTCTGACGATTGGGGGCATCAAGCGGGCCAGGGACGAAAGAACTGGCAGCCTAGAGGTGGGTGTTGACCGCTTCGTATAAGTCCCCCACAACCGACCTAGTTTGAGTAGATGTCAGAACCAACCCTTAAGCGCGTGTCCAAGAATGGTGAATGGGTCTGGGAAGTTACTTATGGCGGCACCGTTCGCTGGCACGCTCAAGACTGGCAAGCTCGCTGGATTTACGAGGAGGCACTACGGCTTTATTCCAAGCAAGCAAGCTGAGCGTCCATTTCCGAAACTTTAGTGACGGCCTGACATAACAATTTTCTTTGATGCCAATTCTGTCTAACCAGTGCGGCGCATAAGCCTTGAACTTCTTCGATGTCTTCAGTGTTGTAGATAGAGCGCACCGAACGTTCCATCATCAGCTCTTCATGGAGAGTCTGTTCTGCGATCATCCATTTCATATCGTCCATTGACCTGCTCCAAGATCTTGCGCTCCTCAGAGTAAGGAGGTTGCCTAGCTCGAATGTAGTCACTAATTGACGGAGCAAGCCAGTCTTGTGGTGGCCAACAGTTGTCCCAATTGACCGGCTTAGCGCAATTGACAACAACCGTTGACCAGAAGGCAACTAAATACGACCAGAACCAATACGGACCCATCAGGCAACAACAGACGGCATAACGCGCAGATGGTTGTTGTAATTGCCTGTCACCGCATAGCTGATTGCTGGAACGTTGCTCATCCTGTGAAAGACCATTTGACCGATTTTCAAGCCGGGATACAGGTTCAAGCCGTGATAACGCCTTTCGTTCTTTAACTCAAGTGTTAATCGGCTGCCATGCCAGCCGGGGTCACACCAACCAGCCAGCAAATGATTCAACCCTTCTCTGGCGCGGCTTGACTTCAAGACGAACTGAGCCGAAATATCGTCAGGCAGATTAAACGTCTCAACCGTCTCCCCTAGTACAAACTCACTAGGCGCTAGATAATAAGGATCTTCCTTTGTCCTGTCCGAGATGTCAATATCAATCAGCTCTCGCTTATCACTAACCTCGATCATCAGACGATCACCAAGCCGAAGGTCAAGGCTTGCGGGGTTTAATAGCTCTGGAACGAATGGCCAAACCATCTGATGGCTATCGCAAAGAGATCTAACTTCCCAATCGCACAGAACCGCCATACAGATGAATCAAAACGCCAGCTTACTCATCGTCAACCAAGATCACCCAGCCCGTTCCAGGGCCTTCAACTTGCCAGCGCATCTGGAATGCTTGACGTGACACCTTCGCGTTTTTGCCGCCATAACGACCCGAGTGGCCTCCACGTTCAATGTCTGGCAAACCTCTTGGATCGTGCATGATCCAATCATTTTTGTCAAAGCCAACAATGACACTCCAATGACCGCAGCCGTAGCTGTCACACATCGGTGGCTCACCTCTGCTCATGTCACCGTGATGAAGCCAACCAACCATGACTGGACGGCCTGCTGCTAACTCGGCTTCAACCAGACTCCCATCACCGTCTTGTCTGAACTCTGCATGTAAGCCCAGGCTTCTCAACGCACGAATTTGAGCTTCAATGCTGGTTGTATCGCCAAACCGTTCCCTGACTTTGTTGTATTGATCATCAGTTTTCACCTTCCCATTAAAAGCTGCAACCATCGCAGCGGAAGAGCTAAAACATTCCCTGTAGCCCCTGCCACTTTTATTGTCAAGCTGATGGAAATAAGGCACATGAGTCTGCTGCGCTATTCCACTAGCTTTCCAAGCCTCAAACCAAGCAGCGTCTTCTCTCAGTAGCTCTTCAGGCAACGCCTCTTCAAACTCTTTTATGGCAGCTAACTGATGGGGATCTCCCGGCTTGAAATGCGTGAAGAAGGGCAGCAGCGTGAGCACCATAAAAAAGCGATTCATTTACTCAACGCCGGTCTAGGGCATTCTGGATGCTGAGACAAGCCTGCACGGTAACCACCGTGCCAACCAGACAGGAAGAAAAACCCACCGCCGCCAATGACAATAGCAAGCAATGTTCCTAACAAGAAAAACCCGCTGACTAAAACCCAAGCGGGGTCAGCCTTCATTTTTCAACCCTGCTTTCAGGAAATAGATTTTTCTCTACGAAAACAACAACCTGATCGTCAACGGTGTTGTCCGTAGTTTTTGCGTAAGCCTTTAGCAAGTCAACAATCAACTTTTTGACTGCCTTGCTCTTCAGAAACGAGAACAGGATTGGGCGAACAAGAAAGACCATAGGACTTCTGCTATTGGCCAAATTCTAGTTGCGGTCGGAATGTCCTTCAATCCTCGCCACCGAGCGTTCTAGGTCCGAAAGCCTCCCGAAGATTTCCCGGTCTCTTGCCATCATGTCGGTATGGAGCAAATCCATTCGTGTAGCTAGATTATCCATAGCTGAAGTGAGCCTCACTAACGACTCACGGCCTGCCTGGTTTTGACCGTTGGCGCGAACGATCCCTAGGCCAGCTACACCGACCGATGCTCCCGCCACAGCTGCTAAGACCTCGATCACCGCTCGACTAAACGCTTGAACCAATCATGGCAGATCCAAAGGAGAAAGACGAAGACGGCTTCTCAACAGCAGATCTCGTCAAATGCGCTGTCTTGATTTGGAGCGCAACATTGCTAACCGTTTCCTATTTAGGGATTTTCCCTCAAATGAAAATGGACAATACGTTCGTGGCGAGCCTTTTGACCGGTGCAATGGCAAGTTTTGGCATAGAACGTAAATCTGCTAATCAACAGAAGAAGACACCACCTAAAGTTGAGCCACCTGTTAAAACGCCTCCAACAAAATGAAACGTCTAGCTCTTCTAGCGATTGCGTTGAGTTTTGCCCCAGCAGCTCACGCTGATCTCAGCCATAAGATCCAATCCTCGATCTCGCTTCAGGTTGGTGGAGCGGTAACAACTGCAGATCGGATTGGCAGCACATTCAGCATCAGTGGTTCAAACATCGATACAACAGATGGCACCACTGCAAACACTGTTTCGGCAGGAACTATCTCCAGCGGTGTTTACGCTCCAGGAACCATCGCTGCAACCCAGGACACACCCGGTGCAGCGTTTAGCTTTAGCCAGTCATATACACAAGCTGATGTCGTTCCAACCTCAGCCGTAACAACTGGAACAGCTGCAAACTTTGGCAGTATCCAAAGCACTGCGGCAGGCACATTAGGTACTTTGGCCGGTACGATTTCGCCAACTGGGGCACTCACAATTGTTGGTGGAGGCGCTAACACCTTGGCCATTGGTCAATTCGTGACCGAGTTAACGGTGAAGTGATGCGAGCCGTATTGCTTTTGCTTCTGCTCGCTCCAGCAGCTCGTGCGGTTCCAGTGGTCCCAAATTTCAGCTCGGGATCAATGACCTCAAACACAAAAACCACTTCAAAAGTTACTGAGACTATTGTTAGCGAGGACTATGCCACCGGTTGGCAATACTCTGTCTCTGGTCAAAACGTTCAACATTCAGGGTCAAGCATGACCCCAGGAACAACAACTGTTGATTCATGGACCGGTCTGAACACAGGAGCCAAGCCGAATTGGACAATCAGCACCCCAGGAGCCGCGTTCCAGTTCGTGGAAACCTATTCCGGTCCTGGACTGTCCAACGTAACCACGGTTCAACGCACCACAGAAATCGAATCCATTACAGATACTGTCTCGGTCTTCTCTCAGTAATACTTTCCGCTCCAGTACACGCTGAAACAATTGGTGGCGTGTCAGCTACTGCCGCTCCAACAGCAACCTCGTCTGGATCGGTTACAAATCAAGCTGTGCAGATAATGAACGGTAACGCCATACAAAATACTTACGGCGGAGGCATCCAATGCCAAGGGCCAACTCTGACGTTTAGTCCATATGCAAATCTTTCGCAATCTTTCCAAACACCGTACGAGGCTTATTTTGATGAGCCTGTATATGATCTTTCTGATTTTGATGACGATGGGTTACCGGATAATCCAGGATCCGTCCTTTATACAATGCCAACAAGAACTGGCCAGAAAGATTCGCACAACTGGTCAGGCGGGCTTGCCCTGCAACTAACAATCCCTCTTGATAAAGGCTTGCAGGCTCGGTGTAAGAAAGCTGCTGATGCTCAGATCGCTTTGCAAGAGCAACATCTCGCCAACAAACGGCTTGACTTTGAGATTGCCAGGCTCAAGAACTGCGGAGAGTTAAAGCAGCAAGGAATTGAGTTCCATCCTCGCTCTCCGTATTACTCAGTCTGTGCTGATGTAATCCTGAGACCCAAGCCAGGTCAGGTAATTCCCCACAGGCACAAGATTACTTCCGTGATGCCCGCTGAGCTTTCTGGCGCTCAGACACAGACAAAACCTTAGTCTTCTTACTAAGGATCTTTTGCACCTTCTTCATTACCTTCTTGACGGTTGGTTTGACCAGCTTGATCAGGAAAGGAGTCGCTATAGCCATAGAAGTAGCAACAAACGCAATCCCCCCAGTCTTAGTTATTTGCGGCAATGTTGGTACGGCTGCAATAACCTGAACGCCTAAAGGAACTTCTTCGTAAATTGTCACGCATTTATCCTCTTTCACTTCATAGCCAGATATACGCTTTTGACCGCCTTGGACCAACGTTCCTACTTCCTTCGCTCTAAGCGGAGGGCAACGCAAGTCTTTATCCTCCTTCGTTACAGGTTTAATCGGTGGAGGCGTGATCGACGGTGGAGGCAATTGCTCCTCAGGAGAACCCGAAGCAGGTAGCCCAGCCCTAGGCGTAAAGATTAGATCCCGAGCCCTGTAATCCAACGGATCAAACGATGGCATCGTCCCATCGCAATACGTTTGTGCGCTTCTGGGGTCGTCAATGATTAACGTTCCAGACTTGTTGTTGTCCTGGTTTGCCTCAACACAACCAGGCACCTGGACGATTGGAACGCCTAGCTGCAACGTGACAGGAGGCGCTTCTGGAATGGCCAAGCTTCCTGGCGTCATCCAGACTCGCAACTCTGGGATCTCAGGTGAGTTGATCCCAATAGTGCGAACTTCAGGCATCACCCTGCAATCTTGCGATCAGACGATCCAGATACCAACTGGCTTTGCCTGCGTCCTGGAGTGCATCACCCTTGTGCCACATCCTCAGCAAATACTTGAGTGTCTGACCCAGTAAGTAGCCGCTGACAGCATCATCAGCGTCTTTTACTGAGTCCTCGATGATCTCAATCACTTCGACTCGGCCTTGGTTGTAATGGGACGGGGAATTGATCAGATCTGACATTAAAACGGCAACGCAGGTCCAGTTTGAGTTGGCAATACAGGGATCATGTCTTTGACTTGACCTGGCATCGCATCTGTCACCGCTCCAGAAACTAACTCACCAACAAGAGCCTTAGCTTCGTCGATTGCTTGCTGTTTCAGCGTTGGCAATTGCATGAAGCCATAGATGCCAGCACCTAGTACCGCACCACTCATGAGGAAGCTGAGTCCTGCGAGCGTGTTAAAAACTTTTTGCATAAAAAATTCCCTAGCAGTGTGAGGCTACTAGGGAACGCATCAGGACTTTAACTCAGAAAGCGTATTTTGCTCCGAGCTTGCCGCCGTAGCTGTTGTTGTCATCACCAGTGATGCCAGAGATCTCGGTATAGAAGCTGAAAGCATCGCTAGCGGCAACAGATCCACCCAGCTTTCCTGAAAACTCCATGTCAGAGTCTGCACCGTCAGGCTGAACAATCGCAGGACCGCCTTGCACATAGAAGTTGTAAACACCTTCACTGTGCTCATAACCCAAATGCAGGTCAGTAACGCTGCCTGAATAATCAGTCCCAGACCAGCCGAGGTTGGCTTCTGTATTGATGTAGGGGCCAGCAACAGCAGCAGACGCTCCAAAAGCAAGAGCAGCCGCAGCGCAAGATAAAGATTTGATCATGAAACTAAGCAAAACCACTCAAAGTTTACTTGCCTTGACCCCTAGGTAGCTTTCGCCCATGGGACGGTTTGGAATGCTTCCCATTACCCTGCCGGGTTTTCTTTGGCTTGCCCTTGATGAAATCAACCTCAGATGAGCCGCTCGGGTTAGCCATCAATGCTCATTGTGTGACTGTGCTTTTTCATTAGCCCTGTATAAAGACCGTGCATTGGATGGTCCTTGTCGTCACGGCCTTCGTACTTATACAAAGCTTCGATCCAAGCCTGCTTGTTCCGCATCACTGGAACGTCTTCAGCCCCAGGCTTGCCAGGGATCATTGGGTCAGGACGGTTCATTGATCGCAATTAGTGAATAACCGATGAGAAGCAACGCTCCAATGGAAGCGCCAGCAAAAAAAATCATGAGGCACTGTCTGGGTCGGAGGTCCAAGCAGAGTAGTCCGATCCTGTCACATATTCGGCTAGAGCCTCGACTCTTGCTATATCGACATGTGGGGCAAGGTCGCCAATGCTTGCTGTTGCTTCAATGGCTGTAATTTTGGTTCCGCATTCGGTACGGATGGTTTGCCGCCAGGTCTTCCATTCGGCATTCAACGTGGTTCCGCGTTCTTTTGCCTTGATTACGCGCCAATCAGATGGAGCCAGCAGCTTGTTCGCTGTGTCCTTGGTTTGGTTGATCCAAAGCGTGCTCAGCCCTGCATAATCCTTGGGGATTAACTTGCCGTCAGCGTCGTAACCCCAGTAGAACCTTTGATCCCAGCTCTGGACGCTTGAGGCTTCCCATGTGATGCCAAGGTTGGTGCGGTCTTCTTCTGTAGAAAGCCGCAACCAGTTAGCAGGGTATTGAACTGAATTGTGCTCCCACGCCACATCAAGAGGAAGGGTGCGGTCACCGAGCTTGTAAGGCATGACTCTTGATCGATAAGGTGAGTTTAACGGGCACGTGCCGTTTTGAATGGATGCGAAGCAAATGCCATGTATATGAATGTTACTCCATTGGAATTAATACCACCATGATTATGTCTCAATTTAAAACCATTAGAAACAATATCCAATGAATTTGCTACACCAGTATCCTCTGCATTTGAAAGATTTGGATAAAGACGTTTTACTGTCAAGTTACTTTCTTCTCTGGCGGTGTCATATAAGTACCAATTGCCACCGCCAGTGCTTCTAATTAATATAAATGCCGGACGCATTCCGGTAAACACAAACGGACCATCAGCAGAATTGTTGCCTACATAACTACCAAAGCTACTATATTGTTCGACAGGTGAGAAACAGTAGGCAATTATTGAACCACCGCTGTAATTCGCTTGAGGGTCACCGCCAAGGGTAAATACACTTGAAGTGGGGTCAATGTTTCCCCATATTCCTGTACTGTTTGCTGCCGCAGCAGTTGAATTAAGGTAAAAAGCTTTCCCAGGCCCAACAGGTTTGATGTAAACAGGCCAGTCATAGGTTTGAGTACGTGTTTTAGCAATAATCAGCTCAGGAGCTGCATTTAATCCATGAGAAACGGTGGCACCAATTGTTGCATTTCCGGTATAGGACACAATACTGAACCCTTTGCTTGGATCGGCCTGAATCCTTGATGATATTGAATTTTCGCCGGGTGGTGTTACGCCGGAGTCAACTAACATTCTACCGTTCAGCTTTATTGCCCCCAACACCATTCCGGCTTGACTACTTCCACCTGAATTTACGGTGATGCTGGTGATCCCAGATATAGAATTTCCATTGTTTATGGAAACATAAGCAGCAGTTTGATTTGTAATATTGCCAGTTGAATAAACAGTCGTGCCGTCAGTTACCTTAACATTATCACCACTAGCGCCGTTGCTGCCTGCTCTTACCCAAACTTCGATAGTGCCGGTAAGTGCAGAAGGGAAAGTATAAGTGGCACTGTTTTGATATACATATACACTATTCCCATCACTGTATGTTGAAGTGATTACACCATTAAACACCTGACCAAAATTTCCTGAGAAAATAGTACCGCTAGTTGATCCGCTACTCCACGTCTGACTCTGGTTATACGATGCACTGTTGTAACTACCAGCAGGGATCGTATATCCTGCCGTGTCGCTTGTATTAATCTGGAAGCCCATTCCAGAATGAGCCGTGCAATACGCATACAGTGTTGGTGCGCTTGCTGCAATCACAATTTGTGTATAAGCCCCAGCACTGCCAGGCGTTCCAGATGTAGTTACGCCTGTTGTGTATTCCGATCCACCGCCATGCGTTCCATCGCTAGTGGTAGAGAACCTCAACGGGTGGGTGCTATTTGTGCCGCTTGATTGATCAAACTTGTAGGTGCTACCTTCCGCCAGGGTTAACGTTGGTTGCAAAGCACCGTCAACGTAATATTTATTGCCAGAGCCAGGATTTGAAACTGTGACGGCATAGGTCTTATTGCTATTGTCTCCGGCGCTCCAGGTCCAGGCCACAGCAGAACCGCCGCTGGTCTGGTTGCTATTTTCTATAGCTCCTACTGAAAATCCATTAGCATCAAATGAAGTTAAAGTATTTGCTTCCGAAGTGTTTGCGTCAGTACCATTAGAAGATAACCAATTGTTTGCTCCTCTAACAGCGTCGTAAAGCCTATGTGAGTAAGTGGTTGATCTTGATTTTGTCCATACCAGATCTGGGCTAAAGTTCAAACCAGTAATGCTTTGCGTACTAGCGTTACCCGTAAATAGCTTCGTATCAAACGCCGTCGAGCCATCTGCAATCAAAGGATCACTTAGGTTGGCGGTGTTGAGACATTTATAGCCGCTTGGTGCGGTATACTTAAAAGCTCTTTGCCCCGCATTTAAAGTAAAAGTAGTTGAACTCCCGTCATGATCAGATACAGCAAATACTAATCGTTTTGATGTAGTTACTGAATTAAATCCACCAAGCTGTGTATTATTTTTATAAAACCTAAGCTGTTGATTGTCCATATCCAGAGCGATTCCAATGCAATCGCCATTGGTAAATGTGGCACCAGAGCCAGTCGATGAGCCACTATTACTACCCATTAACGCTCCAGACTGGTTATACATCACATAGCTTTCAGCATACTGATAAAGGTAAGTAGAGGATGAAAGAGTATTTTCAGTGCCTATGACTCCAACAATGGCATAGGTGCCGCTGTCTTGAGTTACCTCTAAATACCATTTGCCAGACGTTGGAAAAGCAATAGTTGCGCCTATATGGCCTACTCCTGAGCTGGAAGTAACAACTTTGAGGTTTCCCTCGCTAGTGCTTGGCGAGCCGAAGGAAAACAAAGGATTAAAGGTCGCATAATTCCCCGTTATTTCTCCGCCTGCGCCCGTGTCACTTGCAGAGTCACCGTTGACTGGTGAATCACGTAGGGCGTCGATAGCAGAAGGAGGCAAGGGATTACTAACACCGGAATTAACAAGCAATTTGCCGTCTAGTCTCACACCTTTTAGTGTTGCGTACTGAGCTGCACTGTTTGTGTTAATTACAAGCGGATAGCTAGCATTGATTGTTCCAGAGCCAGTAAATACCGTTACCCATACGCCTTGCCCAGGGCTTACAGAATTACTGTTCCAGGCTGCTGTAGGGGTACTATTACCTTGATCACAATAAACTTCCAGTGTTGACGTAAACGAAACACCTGAGCTAGGTGCAAAAGTTAAAGTTGAATTTGGAGCAGCGTTTTGCGTTTGAGCCCGAGTAGCCAAGTCTCCATCAAAAGCATTACTAGCGTTTTGAAGCGTTCCATTGCTTGTTAAAGAACTACTCCACGTCTGACTTTGATCCCAATTATTACTTATAGCCGTTAAATTATTAACACCCCAGTTGTTGCCTGCTCCGCTGCTGTCAGTTCCTAGCGCCGAGTCAGAACTTGTATCCGAGAAATCAAGATGAAAGCCATTAGTGCCATACGTTCCAGCGTATTTAATCGGTTGCCAGACGGAATTTGAATCAAGTTCTCCGAAGTCAGTTGGTGATGCCGCGATGCCATCAAGACACTGAATTTCAGCTACGTAGCCGTTAGCACTCGAAGAAGAGCTGCCATCGTCCCCGTACCCAATTTTATGTACTGAAGTATCATTCCAAGCAGAATCATAGTTTTGGCTGGGATAAGCATCCCAACTAGAGTAACCATTTAATGTCTGTTGTACGTTGTTTGCGTATAATTTTATCCTGTTAGCACTTGTAGACTGTGTTGTGTCTACAACTAAAACAAAGTGATACCAAGCCGATGGATCCCTATATACTTCAGTAGTTACGGCCCATGAAGCGACAGAAGACCCTTTCACCCCATTGTGGATGTATAACTTGTCATCAGCGCCAAAGGCGAGAAAAAATACGTGGTTTGAGGCAGCTAATGCGTTGATTAACGCTGAAGGGCTTGCTGAAAGAATGCCAAGCCCACTTCTCTTTACCCACCCTGACCAAGTCCACGTTTTTTTATTACTTGCAGAGCTTGGAGTTCGAGAAAAACTAGAAGTATCTGCTGGATTGAATCTAATGCTTCTAGCTATATCGTAAGCTCCTGCTGCTGCTGTCGATGCAAGAAATAGCGGTGACGCGCTTCCAGGAATACTCATGAGACGTTCAGCAATGAAGTAACTGTAATGCGCGTAGCACTTTCGCAATAATAAGCCAAAATATCAACAGCA